GAATCCCGCGCGAACACGCCCAGAAGTACCTGACGGACCTGAGCGTCGAGCCGATCACTGAGGACGGTCGCTCCATCGCCGGCTTGCTCACTGGCACCGTCACACGGCCAGAGCCCCAGCTTCGGCAGAAGTTGGAACTGGTGAAAAACTCGATGCTGGAAATGCGCAAGGCCAGTGCCGAACGGAAAACCGAAATGCGGATTGACGCGGCAAATGAGTTGGCGGATCGCAGGGCGCTGTTGATCAAGCAGGCCCAGGAACTGGAAGAGAAGAGGGCGGCGCAATGACCAAGCCAGCCAAGCCACGACCAATGCCTGTTTACCTAGTGCTGCGCCGCTTAGTCGATCCAGCCACTGGCAAGGAGGTGGCCGCTTTCGTGCCGTCCTCCGACGCCGACCGGTCGATCCTGCGCGAACGTGAATTCAAGATGAACGCTAAGATCCGCGCCGATCTCAAGCAGCCGCGCAATCCGCGGTTCAACGGTTTGGTCCATGGACTGGGCCGAGTGCTGAGCCAGAACATCGACCGGTTCTCTGGCAAGCATTCCCACGACGCTATCAAGGCCCTGCAGCTGGAGTCGGGCGTGTACTGCGATGAGGAACTGTTCGACATCCCGGGCCTGGGCCAGCTCACCCGCAAGACACCCCGCAGCCTATCCTACGACTCGATGGGGGAGGAGACATTCCAAGATTTTTGGCGCCAGTGCTGCGCGTATCTGGTTCTACATGACTGGCCGACGCTTACAGAAGAGCGACTGACCGAAATGGCCGAGTTCGAAGCATTCAAGGAGGCCGCATGAAGCGCACCCTACTGCAACGCAAGACTCCGCTCACCTCCGGCGGACCGCGTCGCAAACGCTGCCCAGAGTGTCGGGTGATGTTCACGAAAACGCGCGAATCGCAGGTGGTGTGCGGCGAGATCGAGTGCGCGATCGCACACGGTAAGTCCGAAAAGGGGCGCGCGATCGCCGGGAAAGCCCTAGCCGAGGTAGGGCGCCGCGAGATCAAGGTCCGTAAGGAGAAGTTGAAGACCCGGGCGGATCATCTGCGCGAAGCCCAGGCCGCGGTTAACGAGTACGTGCGCCTGCGTGACGCGCACCTGCCCTGCATTAGCTGCGACTCCACGCCGAACGATAACGACCTCATGACTGGCAGCCGGTGGGACGCCGGGCACTATCGATCCGTCGGCGCCTGCCCGGAGCTGCGCTTCGAGCCTCTGAACATCCACCGCCAGTGTGTGAAGTGCAACCGCAATCTTTCCGGCAATGCCGTCGAGTACCGCATCCGCCTGGTTCAGCGCATCGGCGCCGAGAAGGTGGCCTGGCTGGAGGGCCTGCACGCGCCGTGCAAGTACACCGTGGATGAGATCAAGGCCATCAAGGCCAAATACCGGGCAAAGACCAAAGAACTGAAGAGGGCTGCAGCATGATCTATCGCAACGTGATATCCGCAGTAGTCCGGGCCCTGGCCTCTGAAACCATCAACAGCGCCGGCGGCTGCGACTTCGAGCCGAAGGTGCAGACCAGCAAGCTGAAGGGGGAGATCGTCGGCAAGGAGGCGGCGTTTCTCCAGGACTGCTGGGTGTTTGGGAGGCTGCACAAGGCGTTGACCCCGGCGCACTGGCGGGCACTTGTGGCGAAGTACTCAACTCACGAAGAGCGCAAGCACGGCGCCATTCTGGAGCTGCTTAACTCAGTGAAGACGCCGGCGCCGAAACGCTTCCGGGAATGCGCTGTGCTGACCTGGGCTATTCCACAAGTTGCCGGTGCCGAGGGCAAGCGCTCCGCCGCGGTGCTACCGGCGGCCTGGTACGACATCACCAATTGGGACAACGACGGCAAACCAGAGTCGACCCGGTACCGGTGGCGCTCAGGGATCCGAAAGACGCTGGATGACCAGGTGAACGAGGCGCTGACCGCCGCCCAGGAGATGCTCGACGCCGAGGGTTTAATCGAAAGTTACGCGGCATAGCAAATAGCCATTGCAATGAATGAGAAAGTGAGAGAATATTTACCCATCCTGTCGATCTTGCGCATTAGGGATTGATACTATAAGCCCGGCTTTTGAGTCGGGCTTTTTTGTGAACTGCTCAAGGGTTGCAACACATGGAGTTGTGGAAATTGAATTCTAGATCGCTTGTTGCAGGCTTGGTTTTGACGGCTTTAAGTGGGTGTGCCTCGGACCCTGCCCCGAACTATTTCAACGGTGGCTATTACATGGCTGGCGATCCAAGCTGCGTGCGTATGTCGGCGTTCGGGAAGGGGAGAATCATGTGCTACAACTCCAGCGGCGCGGCTACAGGCTACCGCGACGAGATGAAGCCGGAGCATATGCAGATGTATCAGTATCAACAGATCAACCAGCAGGCGCAGATGCAGCAATTTGGGCAACAGCTTCAACAGGCAGGCCAATCCTTTCAGCAGCCAGCCCAGCAGACGTATCAGCAGAGCCAGCAATACGTTGCTCCACAAGTGATGCCCATCGCTCCTCCTGGTGGCAACCTGGTCAATTGCATCAACGCAGGTATTCATACCAATTGCAGGTACTGATCTTTCCCCATTAAAGTTTAAAAGCGGTCCTTTAAGTTGGGCGCGATAACTCTAAAGCCTCGCCATCGTGCGGGGCTTTTTCGTTTTTGCGTGGTAGAGCAGTGGTCAGCTCGTCGGGCTCATATCCCGAAGGTCGATGGTTCGAATCCATCCCTCGCAACCAGTTACACCTGTAGCCAGGACAGCCCTCGGGAAGGCCTGGACGTCGATAGCCGGTAGTGCGACGTACGGAAATAACACCGGCAGCCCGTGCATCCTGACCTCACTGTGCTTCCAGGGTGGCGCGAGACAAGATCGGCGAGATCGATGCATTGGGGCGTCGACGCTGGGATCGTCTTTGGCTGGCAGCGCGGGAAGACGCGCACACCTATCCAGGGTCTCGACATTGATCGGGGCCTTTCTGTTTTGGGCTATGCCCAGGCCAACGCAGGCCTTTTTTATTCATGGAGTGACGATGGATCCTACTGACCTCGGCCCAGGCACAGCTACCTGGCTGGGCGGTAGCGCCACCGTTGTATTGGGCGGCCTGCTTTGGTTGCGCAGGTTTCTCTCCAAGGACGCAACCGACCGGGCAATGGACAGCGCCGATATCGGTACGCTGAAGCGCCTGAACGAGTTGCTGAACCAAGAGCGCGCCGCCCGCAAAGAAGCCGAAGCACGCGCTGATCAATTTGCGAAAGAGCGGAATGACCTGGCCGCCGCCGTTGGGCGCATGGAAGGGAAGATTGAAGCGCTGACCAGCCAGGTCGCCCAGCTTACTGACCGCGTGACGCAGCAGAGCGACGAGATCACTCGCCTGCGGACCAAGCTGGGAGGAATCGCCTGATGGACAGATGCGCATTGGAATTTATCGCACGCCGCTGGTGGCGCCGGGCCGAGGTCTGGGCCATTGCTGTCGTGCTGGTTGGTGGTGGTGCAGTTCTGGGATACCAGGCTGCTTACTGGTCGCTCGCCGAAAAGCAAAGCAGCCAGGTGACCGACATCCGCAAGGCCTACGACACCGCCATGACTGAGCGAGACAAGCGCTTGGAAGAGCTGACCCGCCAAACCGGTACTGCTGCCGACAAGGCAGCCAAGGCCGCGACGACTGCGGCTCAGGCTGCCGACAAAGCGGACGAAGCCCTTAACCGGGTATCGCAGTAATCCGCGCCACATTTTCGAATGCGCCAAATCGTGGCGCGAGGTTTTCCAGATGAGCAACTTCACCCGTCTGCGGCACGTGCTGCCAATAAGTCCAGATATCAACGCCGCGGTGAGCGCGCTCGACAAGGCTATTGCTGATGCCGTGGATGCCGCCAAGGCTGCCGGGCTGCCCCAGGGCCTGATCGTTGGATTGCTCCACGGTCACGCACATGCACAGACGCACCAGATGGTGACCGTATGACTGTCAAGGTTCTGGAGTTCAAGCGGGAAGACTGGCGCGATGCTGCCAAGACGCTTCGCAAGATCGCCGATGACCTCGATGCCGGTGAGCATCCCGAGTGCACGGTAGGCGCCTTGACGCTGATCGGCGCGAGGGGAGAGGTGACCGTATTCGGCCTCGGCCCCAAGTGCGATGACCTGCAATGCCTTGGTGCGATGCGTCTGGGTGAGCAGAAGCTGATTGATGTGCTGCTGGAAAGCGCGGAAGGGTAGGTGTGCCGCAGGTCAGTGCGGCACGGCCTTAATTATTTGTCGGCGAAGGTAATCTTTGTGCTGACGACCATCTTCCCATCAACGGTGATTTTGCAGGCGGTCTCAGGGGCTGACTTATCGGCGTTGGTCTTGAGGGGGTCGCATTGAAGTAACCCAGTCTTGTCACCGAGCGGCACATTAATCCCTTTCGTCGTCTCACTTAGATGCACTTTGAAGAGGCGGTGATAAGCGGGTCCAGCCATGATCACTGGATCGCCATCAGTAAAGAGTCCATTGATTGGCGCCGCGCATAGCATTCCGAAAATCCGTTCGCCGCCAATGATGTTGGCGTCTGCATAGCAGGCTCTCTGCCCACGTTCTGTAGCAATTTCGGACGGGCCTTTATTTGTCCAGGTTTCCTTCGGGGCAGAGGCGCATCCGAGGAGAGTTGTAGCTGCCAATAGGCAGGTTGCAGCGGCGCGAGCAAGAGCAAAAGACATGAAGGTGAGCTTCCTTACTTATGGAAGCCGCCATCAATACCGGCAACGCGCCACTATTTCAAGCTCAAGGTGATTCATGGATAGGCCATACCCTCCATCGGCACTGCTTGAACTGTCCGAGCTTTCCGACTTCGGTATGCGCCTAACACCCGCACCTGAGGTGTGGGAATGGCTCCAAGCCGAGATCCTCGCCGACACCGGCACCATTCACAACGAAGACCATGCCCATCTACTGGATGCAGACATCCGGGTCATGTGGGCGTCGTCGAGCTTCGAGAAACAGGGCAGAACAGTTCTGGGCCAGGCCGAACAGGTAGCGTTCCGCGCCGGTGGTTGGCAGAAAGCACGGATGGAGCAGCAGATGCGTGATTGGTTCGGCGACGTGCCGGCCTTCATCATCACTCTGGCTGCTGACTACTGCGCCGACTGCAGCGACCTTGAGTTCTGCGCACTCCTGGAACACGAGCTGTACCACCTGGCTCACGCGACCGACAAGTACGGTCAACCAGCATTCACCCAAGACGGTGCACCGAAGATCAAGCTGCAGGGCCACGACGTGGAAGAGTTTGTCGGTGTGGTCCGCCGTTATGGTGCAAGCCCTGACGTTCAAGCGTTGGTGGATGCTGCAAACAGTCCTGCTGAGGTGGGGAAATTGAACATTGCGAGGGCCTGCGGAACCTGTCTGCTCAGATCGGCCTGACCCCTGACAGACCTAAGACGGAAGTTATCCTATGGCAGCCCTGAACAGTGAGGTGAAAGGCTTCATGGTTCAGGCCTTGGCATGCTTCGACACACCGTCTCAGGTTGCAGCGGCCGTCCGAGAGGAATTCGGCATTGAGGTGACCCGCCAGCAGTGCGAGGCCCAAGACCCAACCAAGCGTGCTGGGCGAGACCTGGCAAAGAAGTGGGTGACCCTGTTCCATGACACCAGAAAGCGGTTTCGCGAAGAGACAGCTGACATACCGATCGCCAACCGCGCCTTCCGCCTCCGCGCTATGAACCGCTTCGTGGAGAAGGCCGAGACGATGAAGAACATCGGCTTGGCCATGCAGATCCTAGAGCAGGCCGCAAAAGAAACCGGTGACATCTACGTCAATAGGGCACGGAAGGAAGAGGCCGGTGATGAACCGGTGATCCCAACCCGCATTCAGGTCGACGTGGTGGATGCGAGGAAGCCGAATGCCGAGCCTTAACGTTCCACAGGCTCAGTTCCTAACGCTGCCCCACAAGTTTCGTGCGTTCGTGGCTGGGTTCGGCTCGGGCAAGACCTGGGTGGGATGCTCGGCACTGAGCAAGCACTTCATGGAGTGGCCCGGCGTCAACGCTGGCTACTTCGCACCGACTTACCCTCAGATCCGGGACATCTTCTATCCGACCATGGATGAGGTGGCCTACGACTGGGGGCTTAAGACCAAGATCAACCAGGCGAACCACGAGGTGCACATCTACAGTGGCCGGCAGTACCGCGGCACTGTGATTTGCCGGTCGATGGAGAAGCCACAGACCATCGTCGGTTTCAAGATCGGTCACGCCCTGGTGGATGAGCTGGACGTGCTGACCGCCCTAAAGGCTCAGCAGGCCTGGCGCAAGATCATCGCCCGGATGCGCTACAACTTGCCCGGGCTGAAGAACGGGGTAGACGTCACCACTACGCCGGAAGGCTTTAAGTTCGTTTTCCTGCAGTTCGTGAAGCAGTTGCGCGACAAGCCTTCGCTCAAAGAGATGTACGGCTTGGTGCAGGCCAGCACGTTCGATAACGAGCTGAACCTGCCGGATGACTACATCGCTTCGCTGATGGAGTCGTATCCGCCGCAGTTGATCATGGCGTACCTCAAAGGCCAGTTCGTCAACTTGACGTCCGGCACGATATACACGGCATACGACCGCAAGCTCAATGGGTGCTTCGAAACTGTGCAACCAGGTGAGCCTCTGTTCATCGGGATGGACTTCAACGTCGGCAAGATGGCGGCAATCACCCACGTCAAGCGCGACCAGGGTTTGCCCAGGGCCGTGGATGAGTTGATCGACGGTTACGACACGCCCGACATGATCCGACGCATCAAAGAGCGCTACTGGCAGCACGACGGCAACGATTTCAAGAAGACCTGCGAAATCAGGATCTACCCGGATGCCTCGGGCGATTCACGCAAATCTGTGAACGCCAGCATCACCGACCTGGCCATGCTGAAACAGGCTGGGTTCGCGGTCATCGCTCCAGCGGCAAACCCGCCGGTGAAGGACCGAATCAACGCAATGAACGCCGTCTTCTGCAATGCGCAGGGCGAGCGCCGCTACCTGGTCAACCCATTCACCTGCCCAACCTATGCCGATGGCCTAGAGCAGCAGGTGTGGGGTGCGAACGGGGAGCCAGATAAAACCGCCGGCATCGATCACTCGAACGACGCCGGCGGCTACTTCATCCACCGCGAGTACCCGATCATCAAACCGGTCACCGCAATGAAAATGGGGGTCGCTCGATGACGGACGTCACTTTTACCCGTCCCGAGTACACGGCGGCGCAGTACCGCTGGCGCTTGGTGCGCGACGTCTGCAAGGGCTCGGAAACAGTCAAGGCTGCTGGCGATTACTACCTGCCCAGGCCGAACGCCTCGGACAAGTCACAGGACAACAAGGACCGGTACGACGCGTACAAGAAGCGCGCTGTGTTCTACAACGCAACTGGGCGCACAAAACACAGCCTGTTGGGCGCGGTGTTCCGCACATGGCCAACGCTGACTGTTCCCGGTGCGCTCGACTACGTGACGAAGGACATCGACGGGCAAGGCGTCAGCGTTTACCAGCAATCACAGTCGGTTATCGGGCATCTGCTCGAGGTTGGTCGTCACGGCCTACTGGTGGATTACGCCGCCGTTGAGGCCGGCACCGTGAGCAAGGCAGACGAGCAGGCCGGTCGCGCGCGTGCCAATGTCGCCAGCTATCCGGCTGAATCAATCATCAACTGGAAAACGCGCCTGGTTGGCGGCCAACACCTGTTGAGCCTGGTTGTGCTGCGCGAAAAGGTCGACGTCGATACTGATGACGGGTTCGGCAGTGAGCAGGTTGTGCAATATCGCGTGCTGCGCCTGGATGCTTCCGGCGTGTACACCCAGGAGGTATGGGAAGAGGGATCCAGCAAGACGGAGATGACGGTAGCGCCATTCGCCCCGCTGAACGGAGCCGGCCAGCCGTGGCGAATCATCCCGTTCCAGTTCCTGGGCAGCGAGAACAACGACACCAGCATCGACGACTCACCGCTGTACGACATGGCCGAAGTGAATATCGGGCATTACCGGAACAGTGCCGACTACGAAGAGGCGGCTTACCTGGTAGGCCAGCCTCAGCCATGGATGTCTGGCCTTGATGAGCAATGGCGTGACCACCTCGAAAATGCCGGGATCTTCCTGGGCTCCAGGGCGCCCTGGCTGCTCCCTGTGAATGGCGCATGTGGCGTATGGCAGGCGCAGCCCAACACCGTCGCCAAAGAGGCCATGGACGCCAAGAAAGAGGACATGGTTTCGCTCGGTGCCCGGTTGATCGAGCGTGGCAGTGCAGTGAAGACCGCGACCCAGGCCGATAACGACAGTGCCGCCGAACACAGCGTTCTCTCACTGGTGGTGAGTAACGTCAGTGAGGCCTACAGCCAGTGCCTGGTCTGGATGGCCGAGTTCGTGAATGCCTCCGGCGAAGTGGTCTACAAGCTCAACCAAGACTTCAGCCAGATCACTCTGGACGCGACGATCCTTTCGGCGCTGTTCAACGCGGTGCAGGGCGGAAAGCTACCGGAAGGCGACTTCTGGCAGTACCTGCGCGATCGCGGCGTGATCAACCCGGAGAAAACGGACGACGAAATCCGGGGCGAACTGGAAACGCAAAGCGCCGGGCCTGACCTGGACGATGATGAGGGCGCACTAAATGGCGGCAAATCAAGCAATCCTTGACGCCACCATCCGGCATGCCGTCTTCCTGGAGCAGCTCAAGTCGGGAGAGGTGGCGAAGTTCGCACCCTTCCTCAAGGAGATCGATCGCTCGATTCGCGAGCGACTGACCCGGGCAGATCTGACGGATTACACCGTCGCTCGTCTGGAGCGGCTGCTGAGCGAGGTCGACAGCCTGCTGTTGGGCATCTTCGACCGGTACAGCGAGAAACTGAACTTAGACCTGGTGGAAATCGCCAATTACGAGGCCGAGTTTGAAGCGACCAGCCTGACCCGGGCGGCGCCGGTGGGCGTCACCTTCGACGCTGCGGTGCCAGGTGCTGCGGCAATCAGGGCGGCAATCCTCACCAATCCACTCAGCGTGCGCGGCGCTGATGGCGGGAAGCTGCTCAAGTCATTCATTGATGGCTTCACCGCCACGGAGCGACAACGCCTCACAGGAGCGATCAGGCGGGGCTTCTTTGAAGGCCAGACCAACTTCCAGATCATCAAGAATATCCGCGGTACCAAGGCGCTCCAGTACAACGACGGCATCCTGGCCACAACCAACCGCAACGCCGGTGCCACAGTGCGGACGGCGGTGCAGCACGTCGCCACCCAGGGGCGCATGGAGACCCTCAAGGAGAACGCCGACGTCGTACAGTCGGTGGAGTGGGTCAGCACCCTGGATTCGAAGACGACCAGCCAGTGCCGGACGCTGGATAAGCGCCGGTTCACGCTGGCAGAGGGGCCCCGGCCGCCAATCCACATCAACTGCCGCTCGACGGTGGTGGCGGTGACGCGCTTCAGCGCTTTGTTTGCTAAGGACGCCACTCGGGCATCCATCGGCGACGGCGGTGCGCAGCAGGTGAGGGCAGACCTCAGCTACTACGACTGGCTCAAGCAGCAGCCCGCAGCGTTCCAGGACAAGGCCATCGGCCCGGTCCGCGCCAAGCTGTTCCGCGAAGGCGGCCTTAGCATCGAACGGTTCTCCGAGCTGCAGCTTGATCGCAACTTTTCACCTCTGACCCTTGTGCAGATGAAGGCTCTTGAGCCTCTAGCGTTTCAAAGGGCTGGATTGTAAAGTCTGGCTTCTTCCAAAGGAGCTGGGCAATGAGATTACCTTTCAAGGCAAACGACGTTATCACCGGCGAGCTTCATTATCTGAACGCGGTGTACAACAGCGATAACGACAAAAATAGCGGTCTTCCGCCGACGCATGTCGAGGACTTAAAAGGGGGGCGTGTTGTTCAGGGTACACATAAAGACGGCAGCCCGAAGCGTAATAGCTACATTTTGCCGAATGGAGATGAGCTAGATTCGAACGATAAATACGCGCCTTGGTAAAAATTAATCACCAATAAAACCCGCCTTGAGCGGGTTTTTTTATGCCCGCAGGCAGGGCCTGCACCTATGTCTCTGGGAGACAACCAATGCTGAAATTCCAACTGGATACCCTGGAAGGGGTGGATGAAGCCGTGCGCGCTCTTTACACCGAGAAGGACGGCAAGTTCGTACTCGGCATTGAAGGTCTGCCGCAGCAAGAAGATGTATCCGGCCTGAAGGCCAAGGTCGATGAACTGCTAGGCGAGAAAAAGGCCGCTGAGAAGGCTCGCAAGGACGCGGAAGAGCAGGCCCGGCTGGAGCGTGAAGAAGCCGCTCGCAAGTCGGGCAACGTCGAAGAGCTCGAAAAATCCTGGTCCGAAAAGTACAACCGCCGCGAAGCCGAGCTGAACGGCATGCTGGAACAGGAGCGTGGAACGCTGAGCACTCAGATCCGGGATCTGACCGTAGGCCGCACCGCTACTGACATCGCGTCTGCCCTGGCAATTCCAGGCAGCGCCAAAGCCCTGTTGCCGCACATCGAGCGGCGTCTGAGCGTCGAACAGCGCGACGGGAAGCCTGTTGTGGTCGTCCTCGACCAGCAGGGCAAGCTCTCGGCGGCAACGCTGGATGAGCTGAAAGCAGAATTCGCAAACGATACGGCCTTCGCGCCGTTGATCGCGGGTAGCAAGGCATCGGGCGGCGGGGCTGCTGGTGCTGGAGGTGGCGGCGGGGCCGCAAAAGGAAAAATTGGCGGCACCAAAGAGGAACGACAGGCCGCGATCGCGAGCCGGTTCCCGGATCTCCCACAATCGTAAGGAAATAACTCATGTCCCTGTCGCAAATGCAGGTTTTCAACGAATACATCATGCCTGCGACTCTCGAGACGCTGGATCAGTATCTCGCCGCTTTCAACGCCGCAAGCCGTGGCGCAATCGTGCTGTCTCCGGATGGCTTCACTGGTGACTTCCTTCAGGAGTCGTTCTTCCAGACTCTGGCCGCTGCCCAGCGCCGCGTGGATCGCTACAGCGCGAACGGCGCCGTCGCTGCCACCGACTTGACCGAACTGAAGAACACTTCGGTGAAAGTTGCCGGTGGCTTCGGTCCGATCCGCTACGAGCCATCGCAGATGACCTGGCTGGAGCGCCCAACCGCGCAAGGCATCGAGGTCGCCAGCCGCGCGTTCGCTGAAATCCTCCTGAAGGATCAGCTGAACACCGCGATCGCCGCCCTGGTTGCCGCAATCACCGCCCAGGCCGCCGCGGTCAACGATGTTTCGGCTACCGCTGGCATCACCTACGCTGGCCTGAACAACGCCCACGCGAAGTTCGGCGATGCAAGCCAGAACCTGGTAACTCAGGTGATGCAGGGCACCAGCTACCACAAGTTGGTCGGCCAGAACCTGGCAAACCAACAGCAGCTGTTCCAGGCGGGCAACGTCCGCGTCGTGGACATCCTCGGCAAGATCTCCGTTGTGACGGATGCCCCGGCGCTGATGCAGGCCGGCACCCCGAACAAGGAAATCATCTTGTCTCTGGTGCAAGGCGCTGCCCTTGTCCACGACGGCCGCGACATCATCAGCAACGTCCAGACCACCAACGGCAAGGAGCGTATCGAAACCACGCTCCAAACCGACTACACCTTTGGCCTGGGTCTGAAGGGCTACACCTGGGACACCACCACCGGCGGCAAGTCGCCAACCGACGCCGAACTGGCGACCGGTACCAACTGGGACAAGACCGCCACCAGCATCAAGCACACCGCCGGTGTGGCTCTGATCGGTGACGCCTCCAAGTAACCCTGACAGCTGAGTCGGGCCCAGTGCCCGGCTTGGCGAGGACATGATCATGAGCAACAAAAACATCTGGTATCTGCCTGGTCCATTCCACCAGTACCAGGAAGACGTGAAGGCGCTGGCCAAGGCGAATGGCCTGCGCATCGTCGACGCAAGCGTTACCGAAAGTCGTGAAGATGCAGCAGAAGAAGTGCCTGACGTGACCGTCAAGGAGTTGCCGAAGATGCTGCTGATCGATGGTGGCAGTTCCAGCATCGATATCGACGCCTTTCGCGCTGAGCTCGAATCTGTAGGTCTGATCGTCGAGTCGTTCGCTGATCAAGCGCTGGCGCGCCCGGAAGGCGAACTTGGCCCTATCGCTGATCGCCTGTTTCGGGTGTTCGAAGCGGTAAACGCCGGCGTGGAAAGTCTTATTCGCGAGCGTGACGGTGAAGTCGAGAAGGTGAAAGTTCTGCAACTGCAGGTAGATGAGCTTCTCCAGCAGATCGACAAAGCGGGTCGGGAAGATGCCGACGCGAAGGAAGTCGCCGACCTGAAAGCCAAGCTCGACGAAGCGAAGGTGCCATACCGGGCCAACGCCTCGAAAGAATCCTTGGAAAAGCTCGTCGCTGATCTGTCCAAGGCCTGATAATGCTGGCTGTCGGTGATCCGGCGGCCAACCTACAAACCATTCCAGCGAGTTGACGCATGACACTCATCATCGAGGACGGTACCGGTAAGCCGGACGCCGAAAGCTACGCGAGCGCCGAGGACCTGGCCATGTATGCCGTGAAGTTCGGCACGGTCATCCCCGCAGGCGTTCCCGAGCAGGAAGCGTTGCTGCGCCGGGCCGCGTTGGCGATGGATGGCAAGACCTGGAAAGGCCGCAAGATGAGCAGCGAGCAGGCGTTGGCCTGGCCGCGCCGGGGTGTTGAGCTGGACTGCCAGATCAAGCCAGACAACTACCTGCCGGCACGGATCCAGTACGGCCAGATGGCCCTGGCCGCCGAGATCCATCAGGACGACATCGACCCGGTGGAGAAGCGCAAAGGCGCGGTGCTGCTGGATCGTGTTGAGGGCGCGGTGACGCGGCAGTATGCGGCAATTCCTTCGACCAGCAACCGGCTGTTGCCAGCGGCGCCGGATCGGCCGAGCGCTACGCAGTTTGCGGATTATCTAGCCAAGCGTGGCCTTTTTGCAGTTAGAGCCTAAAGCCCCATGTCTTCACAAAGCTTCTCGCCGGTATACCAAGACAAGGCGCGGCCTCCGTCCTTGAAGCAGAGTGCCTGCGTAATAGACTCCAGTTTCTCTAAGTTCACGTTCGGATTAATGTTCCTCGGGAAGCAATCGTCAAGGATTTGCGCAGCGAGGCCCGCGATTACAGGATGCTGCTCTGAAAGCGCTTTAGCTAACGCGTGGGCGGCGGTAACTTTTTTGGTGTCGACATTATCGCAGTCGCTTTGTACTGCCTTCTTAAGCTCGTGAACAGCATCTAGTAGTTCGAGATACATTTTTCAGTCAATTTTAGAAGGGGTCGATCATGTCATTTTACGATGAGATGGCCGTGATGGCTCTGGAGATGATCACAGAGTTTGGCCAGCCCGTGACCATCAGCAAGGCGGAGCCGGGCGAGTACGACCCGGAGACGGGCGGCGAGGCGCCGGGCGCGACAATCGAGCAAACCGCCCTGGGCATCCTGCTCGACTTCACTGGCCTGGAATTCCAAAACAACAGCCTCATCCGGCAAGGCGACAAGAAGCTCAAGGTTGCCGCGCAGGGTTTGGTCTGGGTGCCGGGCTTGCTGGATAAGGTGGTTGCCCAGGGCTGTACCTGGTCAATTGTTCCTCCGCTAAGAGAGGTCAACCCGGCCGGGACGCCGATCCTGTACGAATTGCAGGTGCGTTCGTGAGCCGGGCAGGTGCCGGCCAGTCCGGTAGCTTCGCTCTGAGCCTGGCCGAGTTCGCCGCGCAGACCAGCGAAGCAATCGACGGCAGCGTCCGCGAAATCATCATTGAGGTCGGCAGCAGCCTGATTCGCATGTCTCCCGTGGGTAACCCGGAGATCTGGGCGCGGAACGCGGTAGCGACGCAGTACAACAAGGCTGTTGACGATCATAACAGCGCGCTGCGCAGTGACCCGGCCAACCTCACGAAGGGCGGCAGGCTCAAGAAGGCCCGTAAGCTCAACGACGGCATGGATCTCAAGGCGCCAGAAGGCTACGTCGGAGGCCGCTTCCGCGCGAACTGGCACATCTCGCTGGGCGTTGTCGAGAGCGTCACCTTCGACGAGGTAGACCCGAGCGGCGCCGAGACTACTGCCGCACTGGTGGCCGCAATGAGCGACTTCACCGCCGGCCAGATGGCCTACATCATCAACAATTTGCCCTACGCGATCCCGCTGGAGTTTGGCCATTCGACCCAGGCCCCCGGCGGTATGGTCCGGGTAACCGTGGCTCGCTTTCAGCAGATCGT